GAAAAATTCGAGTAAAGTTTATTTTGGTTATGTAGTCGGACTTGGTTTCCTAGTTCATTTTCATTAGAGTGTATCTGTGGTAACCATCAAATTCATAACGCCGACCACTACCCTAAATCTCGAGGAAATCTCTAGGTTTTATAAAGTCCGATTTAATTTTCAAAAAGCCTACTCCAATATTATAAGCATATAAGCCCCACTATATGAAATTTATGTCTAAAAATATCTATCTAAAAACCCTATAAACATTGAACATAAAAAAAAATCTTTTAAATATGAAAAAAAAACCTTAGAAATAAACTCAAAAAACCCTTAAGACTTTTTAACCATGTATAAATATACATTTGAATGTATAAATATACATTTGGGATTATAAGCCAAATCTAAACCTAAACTATAGATATAGAAAGCAAATCCGAGGCTCAGCAAGCTGAGCTTAGCCACCGTTGGTGGCTTCACATTTGGATACCCTGTAGTCAAAGGGGAGGGGTGGGTAATAAATCACTGCGATGAAAATGAAACTATTTTAAGCTTCGCGCACAAATTTTCCTATGATTGAATGCGCTTTGATTTCGGCACTATATAGTATAATAAACCTATGGATATTGACCACACTAAGCAATTGCCGCCCACTGTAGAGGGGAACTCATTGGAATCCTTTACCAGCCCATTGGGCCGACCGTCAAAATTGGATAACTCCAGGGTAGAAGAGCTAGTAAAATGGCTTAAACTAGGGTATTACATAGAAGATGCTTGTACTATGGCAGGAATTGCCAAGCAAACCTACTACAATTGGGTAGCCAAGGCGGAATCAGAGGAAGAGCAAAAATATATAGACTTTTTGGACTCAGTAAAAAAGGCGAGAGCCGAAGCTGAGGGTGCTCATATCATGAATATTCGTAAAGCAGCTGACAACGGAGTATGGCAGGCCTCTGCGTGGTTCTTGGAGCGTTCCCATCCTGTTAAGTGGGGTAAGCGTAACCCAGACCTTATTAATGAGGAATCAGACGAACCTGTAGAGTTCGATATCAAATACGCTGACGGCTAAGCTTCCCGCCAGATTTTCCTATGAAATGAATGCGTTTTGACATAGGCATTCTATTTCCAACAAATTTTCCTGTATGCATATATATTTTGTATTCTTTTCCCCCTCCCGGGACGGATAGGCCCCTCCCCTACCCTATATATAAAAATTTTTTTCAAGGGGGCTAGGGTTTTATAACACTACTCCTGTTCTCTTTAGGAGTTCATGGCGCGAATTTCTCTCTTAGTAGGGGAGTGGTACTTCTTTGCTAGTAAGAATATGGTATTTATAGCGAGGCTTGTAATGAGTCCACCCTTGGGGGTAGGTCTTCTTAGGAGGCTTGTATGTGGCTAATAGGGGTTAACATGCGCCACCTTCACAGCAAGCTACGACTTTTTGTTTGTATGAGGGACAAGAGGGGTTGTTAAGAAAAAGAGCACCCGGTTGGAAGATGCTCTATTTCTTTGTAATGCATAATAAAATTGTAACACAGTTGTATATACACGCAAATTTCAAAAGTAAATTATTAATTACTTTCTTCGTTTGACTTTCTTTGACATTAGTCCTAGTGTGTTTAATTACAAACAGTTCAAGATACTGGCTATAAAAATATCTTGTACGACTAAAACAAATCTAAGCGGTCTAGCCAGCCCGTATGTCGTCCGGTAAGGGACATTCCTCGGAGTATTTAAATTTTGTGTTGGGCGGGTCCGCACAGGGTTAGCTGTACCTACCTTTAAAAAGTTTGGGTGGGGGCAATAAAAAAAATATTCAAAGTTGGGTGCTACTATAAAAAAATGACTTTAGATTATATACAAAATGGAATGAGATTTAAAGTTAGTGGTGAACAGATAACTTACATCAAGGGTAAAAAAATAGTCGACACTTGGACACAGCCAAATCTAAATCCAAAAGCTCTCGAACGATACATAATCGACAGAATGATTTCTTTAGCTTATCTCTACAAAGAGGAACTAGTTCGACTATAATAAAACCTATGGTTTTAGATTTAAATGTTAAGATGATTATGTCGGCTCCACTAACCGATATCCTCCCATCACTGGCTATTCTTTCGGGGATAGCCTTATTCAAAAGGAGTCTAGGCACACCATGAATAAAATAAGTTGGGACCCGGAAAACGAAACTTTTCAAGAGTTTAAACAGAGGCGTAGTGCTTCTTCGGGAATATCTGGAATGGGGCAAAAAAAACGAGAAGGCACCGGCAAGAAAAATCTATCTGAGCTTCGGGAGAAAGCTTTAGCAAGAGCAAAATACACATGCGAGTGGCCGGGATGCAATTCTAAAAAATGGCTAGAGATGGCGCACTTAAAAGCAAAGGGTATGGGTGGAGCAAACAGAGACATATCTGACGACCCTATGAATGTATGTATGTTGTGTAAACATCATCATGACATCTTTGACGGAAGACAACAAGTTGGCTCTCAACGCGAGTATACTGAACTCTTAAAAGGTTTTCTTGTATTACACTGGAGGGTGAAATGAAAGATGTATATAGCGAGCTAACAGAGTTCAATCCCAAAGCAATGATTATAGATGATTTTGAGGAGGCTTACTTAGGTTACTCTTCGGACGGAAAAGCAATTTATGATTTTTATACAATGTTGGATATGGTTATCGATGGCATATACGAAGACGCACCAAAAGAAATAACAGAAGACGAAGCTTATTCTGAAGCATATGCGCACCTTGATTACAATATCTTAGGAGCTTATGTAGGCGAGCACACTCCAATCATTATGTATAAAGAACTTCATGACTAATAAGTATGTTCCTAAACTTCCTGCCTTACATGAGGGACAACTCAAAGTAGCTAACTCAGAAGCGCGTTGGAAAATTTTATGCGCAGGTAGACGATTTGGCAAAACACGACTTGGTGTGCAAATGTGTTTGGAAGTAGCACTCAAAGGTGGTAGAGCTTGGTGGGTAGCCCCTACATTTTCTATTGCTAGAGTTGGTTGGAGAGATATTGCTGCAAGTGCAAAATCATTTCCTAGAGAAATAGAACCAACAGTATCTTTAGCTAATATGCAAATTGACTTACCTAACGGAGGTTCTATTGCAGTNCGTTCTGCTGACAATCCACAAAGACTTCGTGGAGAGGGTCTTGACTTTCTTGTTATGGATGAGGCAGCTTTCGTAAAACCAGAAGTATGGCAAGAAGTTCTTAGACCTACTCTTACAGAAAGAAAAGGGTCTGCATTATTTATTAGCACTCCTATTGGAAGAAGCAATTGGTTTTATGACTTATGGGAAGTAGCAGACGAAGCAGACAACTGGGAAAGATTTCAATTTGCTACTACTGACAATCCTATGATTGACCCCGAAGAAGTAGAATCTGCTAGAAAAGAAGTTGGGTCTATTGTTTTTGCTCAAGAGTATTTAGCAGAGTTTGTAGATGCAGGTCAAGGTATGTTGAAACCAGAGTGGATAAATTATTTTGCTATGGTTCCAGACGCAGGTGGAAATCTTAAATGCATAGTCGAAGGTTCAGAATATTATCTATCTAATTTAGAAAAATTTGGAATTGTTGACTTAGCTACAACAACAAATAAAAATTCAGACTTTACTGTTATCACATCATTTGCAAGAACTCCAGACAATAGATTACTTGTTATTGACATGACTAGAGCCAAATTAGAAGGCCCAGATATTATTCCAGCGATAAAACGCGCAATGGATAAAAATAAGCTAAAATATGTAGGTATAGAACGCCAAGGTTTCCAAACTGCGATAATCCAGATGGCGCAACGAGCTGGTATTCGAGTTAAAGACCTTAAGACGGACAAAGATAAAGTTACACGCGCACTGCCTTTATCTGCCCGAATGGAATCGGGAGATGTATTTTTATTGAGAGATACACATTGGCTACCAGAGGTTGAGAGAGAAATAATGACTTTCCCAGCAGGGGCTCATGATGACATTATTGATACATTATCTTACGGTGTTCAAATGTTACAAGAAGCAAGAAGCTGGAGCGCGTATTAATGGCCGAGAATAAATCAAGGTTTTCAAAAGCATTAGATTGGTTAAATGCACCAACTGATGCACGACTAAGAAGAGAATTAAACGAAAAAGGTTTAATTGTTAATCAATCAGAGTATTCATATTTAAATCAAGCAGTCATGGGTTACAATACCCAATCTGGTTATTTTGACCATAAAAAATTAGCAGAACTAGGAGACGGAACTGGTAACTCTGCTGTTATTGCATGTCTTAGTGTTTTAGCAACCTCATTTGCAGAACCAGGACTTTTAGTTGCTACAAGAAATTCAGAAGGCGATTATACACCGGACATGAATCATCCAATGGCTAGATTGTTTAGAAAGCCAAATCCTTACATGACACAACAGTTATTAGCTAACTATATTGTTACTTCTCTAAATGCAAACGGAGATGCTTTTATTTATAAGAATAGAAATCAACGAGGACAAGTTGTAGAACTAGTTCCTTTAATGCCTCACTTAGTAGAAGCTAAAGGTAACGAAAACGAACTTATTACACATTTTGATTATCAACCACAAGGTGGTACACAGGGTGAAGATTCTGTAAGGATAGATAAAAAAGATATGATTCATTTACGCCAAGCTGTTGACCCAAACAACATGAGGCGAGGACTTGCTCCACTTAGAGGCGTTCTAAGAGAAATAGCAGGAGACGAAGCCGCAGGACAATACACTGCTGCTTTGTTGCACAATATGGCAGTACCCGGAGTAATCCTCTCTCCAAGAGATGACCAAATGGGTGGGCCAACGAGAGAAGAAGCCGAAGCTATTGCTGAAATGTATAAGCAAAAGTTTGGTGGTAAGAACAGAGGTGCGCCTATGGTCTTATCTGGTGCTATGAATGTAGAAATTGTTTCTTTCTCTCCAGACCAAATGAAGTTGGCAGAATTAAGAAGAATACCAGAAGAAAGAGTTTCAGCGGTACTTGGCGTTCCAGCTATTCTCGCAGGACTCGGTGCTGGTCTTGATTCCGCAACTTATTCAAATACAAAAGAACTTAGAGAGTTCTTTACAGAGTCTAAACTAGTTCCAATGTGGAACATGGTTGCGCAAGATTTGACTCATCAATTGTTACGACCAGAGTTTGACGGAAGTGAAAACGAATACGCAGAATTTGATATCACTAATGTTAGAGCTTTAGCTGATGACAAAGACAATCTCTATAAACGCATGAATACTGCTGTACAAGGGGGTTGGGTAACAATTGGCGAAGCAAGAAAAGTTGTAGGACTAGAGGCAGATGATAGACATGATGTTTATTTAAGACCTCTTAATATGATTCAAGTTACAGAAGATGGTTCACCACTTCTTAATGATAATCCTACAGAAGAACCTGCTCCGGCAAATAACAATGATGATGAAGGAAGCAAACTTACAAGTATAGACTTACCTCCAGAAGTAGAAAGAGAAGATGAAATTCAAAAAACTCCTAGTTACTTAGATAAAGAACCGGCAGCTTTAATGAAAGACACTTACACTACAATTGAAGAAGCTCAAGAAAGAGCTAAAGAACTTGGTTGTGAGGGAACACACTACATTGATGTAGATGGTGATAAGTTCTACATGGCTTGTGCAACACATCAAGATTACTTAGATGCTGTTAATAAACCTAAAAAGGGAAACATAGAAGAAATTAAAGTTTCTTTAGAAGAAGCTGAAATAATGTACGAAAAAGGTGACAAACTACATAGTCCGGAAGAAAAAGCACCGGATAAAGTAACAAACTTTCCAAAAAGTGGAGATAATCAAAAAATAAGTTTATCTAACTCTCAACATAAACAATTTCCTAGTCACGCTTATGTTAAAGATTTAAAAGAAAACTGGCCAGAAATTTGGAGAAGAGCAGGTACCGGTGGTAATCCTCCTACTTCATTTACTGGTAATGACGCTTACAACAGATGGACTGCCTACAAAGGTGGAGACAGAAGTGAGTCAGTACTTAACTGGGTTAAGAGAAGAGAACGCTTTATGAATCGTCACAAGAAAAATAACAGACTTAATGGAACTATTGCTGTTATGAAATGGGGCGGTGTAACTGCTGGTGGTGTTTCACAAATGAAGTCAATTGTTAATGATTATAAAAAAGTTATAAGAGAGCGTAGAAAAAAATCTCTTAATATAGCAGAAGAGTATTTGTTAAAAGCAGTATCTGGTAGAGTTAGAACAGCTCTTACTAATAAGGTAGAAGACCATAACTCTAAGAATCCTAAACATAGAGCAACACTAAGGATGCTTATTGCAGTCTTTAATAGAGGTGTTGGTGCATATAGAACTAACCCGGGTTCAGTCAGAGGTAATGTTACATCTGCTGACCAGTGGGCCATGGCAAGAGTTAACGGTTTTTTGAGAGCATTAAGAACAGGTAAGTTTAGAAGAAAACCTTATGACCAAGATTTACTGCCAAGCTCTCATCCTTTATCTTCTAAAAAATCTGGAAACAAAGCAGAATCAGTTAGAGTAGGTCAAGCTGTCAGTTGGTCAATCAACAAAGACCCAGACCCACCATCAATTGTTCATGGTATTGTTACATCAGTAAACGATGAAGAAGCGACTATTATGGTATGGGCTCGTTTAGAAAATGGTGACCATAAAAGAACAGATAGAAGCGTAAAAGTAGAGATTTCAAAACTCAGAATAATATCAGACTTTAGATAATAAAAAACTAAATCACCAAAACATAGTATAAAATAGTAAAGACGCACATCTAAATAATCTATTGTACAATTTAAGATTGAAGGATGTATGAATAACGAATCTAAAAATATTGATATAGAGTTGAAAGATGACTCTGGTCAAGTCGAAGCAGTTTTCAGTTTGTTCAACTCCCTTGACAGCGATGGAGATGTTGTTGTACCGGGAGCTGTCAAATCTGGTTTTAAAAATAATCAAGTACCTATGGTTTGGTCACATAAATGGGACATGCCAATTGGAAAAGGTACAATCGCACAAGATGATGATAAAGCCGTATTTAAAGGCGAGTTTTTTATGGATACAGAATCCGGTAAAGAAGCTTATAATCTTGTAAAAAATATGGGTGACATGCAACAATGGTCATTTGGATATAAAGTAAATGATTCAGAGTATGCAAAAGCAGATGATAATAGTACAAATGCTAGATACCTAAAAGATTTAACTGTTTATGAAGTTTCACCAGTTCTTGTTGGAGCTAATCAAGATACTTACACTCTTGCTATTAAATCCAATACAGAACTTCTTAAAGAAATAACAGAACAAAAAAGTGAGGTTCAAGAAGAAGAATCTACATCTTGTGCTTGTTGTTCAGATAAGAAGTCTTACGAAGATGAAGAGCAAGAAATGAAATCTTGCAAATATCATGAGGGTGGTCCTTGTGTAAAGATGGAAGAGGATAAAAAAGAAATGAAAAGTGAAGAAGATTTAGAGATTTCAGAAGGAAGCAAACCTTTCTCTGATGAAGTCAAAGATGTGCTTGCCGCATTGGATGACTTAGTCGCAAGAGCTAAAGCAATAGCTATGCTCCGAGACGAAGATGGTAGGAAATTAGGCGTTAAAGCCACCGAAGCATTGCGTTCAGTCGCAGACGACTTAAATGACGCATGGACCGAGATTGATGAGTTCATCGGAAATGTTGGTACAGAAGGTGCTTTGGAGTTAGAAATAGAAGAAGAACTTGTGGAAGATGAACTAGCTGAATCTGAAGAGGTAGCTGAGGCTTCAACTGATACTATTGATGTTGAAACTGAAGTCGAAGAAGTTACTGAGGAAGAAGCACCAGCAGAGGAATCTGTTGATGCTGAACCGGAAGATGAAGTTGCAGAAGAAGAAACTCCAGAAGATAACACTGATTCATCTGACGATGAGGAATTTGACGCAGAGTGGGCAAGAGCTCAGCAGATTATCGCTGAATCTCTAGTCGAAGAAATAGAAGAAGTATAAGCAATATAGATTGGAGAATCTAAAAAATGAGTAAAATTAACGAACTCATGGACCAAGTTGCTGCTAAGAGAACAGAACTTAAATCTGTCTTTGAAGCTAACGAAGACGGCAAGTACACCTCTGAACAAAAAGAGGAAATTAAGTCAAGAAATGACGAACTTGCTGAACTCGTAGAAGACCTTTCAATTGAGAAGAAAAAAGCTCAAAATGAAAAGGCTCTTTCAGAAGATTCAAAGCCAGTAGCTGAAATGCCACAAGCTGGTATATCAGCAGAAGTAAAATCTGTTGGCGAGCAATTTACAGACACAGATGCATATAAAAATTATATGTCTAACGGTGTCAAAGGTGTTGACTCAAAAGTTGAGACAAAAACATCATTAACAACTACAGGATATCCACCGGAAGTCTTAAGACAACCTGGAATCTTGGAGACCGCTCTTAGAGACCCAAATGCTGTTATATCATTATTTGATGTAATCAACAGTGACCAAAATGCTTTCTCATACCTTGAGGAAACAACCTTCACAAACAATGCAGCTGAAGCTGCTGAAGGTGCCGCAGTTGGTGAAGCAGCATTAGCTTTCACAGAGCAAACAGAAGCAATCCGTAAAATGGGTATTTTCATCCCAGTTACAGATGAATTATTAGCAGACGAATCTGGTATTCAAGGTTACTTGAACTCTAGACTTCAAACAATGATTAGACTTCGTATGGACAGCCAACTCCTTAATGGAGACGGTACTGCTCCAAACTTAGAAGGAATCTTAGACGCTGGTAAATCATCCGTTGGCTCAACTGACTTTAGTTCCTATGCAGGAACTTTAGGTAAAATTGGTGCTATTTACGGTGCAATTACCGACATTCGTGTCAACGCATTCACAGAACCAGATGCAATTATTATGCATCCTAATGACTGGAATGATGTTGTTACAGCAGTAGGTGCAGACTTCGCAGGTACATCCAGTGCTGGCTACACAGAAAAGTCACCACTTTTCGTAGCAGCTGGTGGAATGGGCGCAGGTCCTTCCGCACAAATCTGGGGACTAAAAGTCGTTCCTACAACCGCAATTGCCGCAGGTACAGTACTTGTTGGTAAATTCGGTGGTGGCGAAGCAGCTAATGTCGTTATGAGACAAGGTATGGAAGTAGCCGTATCTGACTCACATAGCGATTTCTTTACAAAGAATCAATTAGCAATCAGAGCTACAATGAGAGTCGGTTTCCCTGTTTACAGAGAAGCAGCTTTCCACAAAATCACTAACTTCTAAAGTTAGCTAGATTTATACTTAAGAGCGGGATTAAACCCGCTCTTTTGTTTTTATAAGGTAGAATATAAACATTATGTCAGAATATATTAAACCACAAAAAAGCATTTGGAAAATGAAAGATGGTTCTATTTGGGAAGGTCCTTTATCCGAACTTCCTAAATCTGGAGCTTCTCTCATTGCTAAAGCAGGTAAAGAATATCCTACTGAATGGCTCAAAGAGCAAGGTTGGGGTAAAGTGGAGAAGAAAAAAGAATCTGCTCCTAAGAAAAAAGCTGCTAAAAAAGCACCAGAAACCAAAGCTATTAAACCAGAAGATACAGAAGACAAGTAAGGAGTCCTAAATGGCTCTCTGTAGCGTTAGTGATGTACAACAGTTTCTTCAAGTTGATTTAAACTCAACTGTTGAAGCTTCAGTCACAAATACTTTTATACCTTATGTGGATGCTGCTATTAAGCGTTATTTAGGTCATGATGTCGAACAAGCTACATATACGGAAGTGTTTGACGGCGCAGAACAACAAGATTTATTTCTTAGACATATTCCTATTGCTTCTATAACCACTATTACTGAAGACAGTAATACATTAGTATCTGGTAATGAAAAAGATTATGTTCATTACGATAACGGTAGATTAAGAAGAATTGTAGTTCGTTGGTCTGGTATAAAACCTAAAAATATTTCAGTTACTTATGTTGGTGGTTATCAATCAGCAGATATTCCAGAACAAATAAAACAAACTTCCGCAAGAGCTTCTGGTAGATTACTTTTAACTTCTTTACAAAATTCAGCTAAAGCTGACACAGGTCAAATCTCAAGTCATTTATCAGACAATACAACACCTACTAATTTTGACATTGCTCTGTCTGAAAGAATTGGAGACTATGATGTAGCTTTTGCAGATGTGGTAGTTCAAAACTTACAACCTGTTTTAACCAATGCAGACATGGCGATATTAAACCCATTTAAAAGCAGATTCTTTGTATAATAGAGTATGGTACATAGAAAAGCCCCTTCCCTTGAGGAAGCAAGGGAGCTCTTTCTAGAAGACCCTAATAAAATGCTCCAAGAATGGGCAGATGAATGGGGGGTCACACATGAAAGAGTTCGTCAATTAAGAATAGAATCCGGCGTACCTCAACGCGGTGCATACAATGAAGAAACTGCTGAAGCAATATTAGAAATTATTAAAACTGGTCGTGGTGGTCTTACTACTCCTAGAACTTATGAAGAACAACCTATTGGGCTAGAAAGATTTAAAACTTGGATGGAAGAAGAAGAAGGATTAGCAGATAAAGTTAATGAAGCTCAAAAAATAGCTGCTAAAAGTTTAAAAGACCCTATTGAAAAAGAATGTAAGTATTGCCGTGAATGGAAACCTGTAGAAGAATATAAAAGAAATCAAAGATATTTAGACGGTCTAACAAGATTTTGTATTGAATGTATAGATATACTTAAACAAAAAAAAGATGATTTAGGTGATGATAAAATGAAGATTTGTTTGTCTTGTAAAAAAGATAAAAAATCCTCACATTTTGCTAAAAACCCAAATTCACCAGATGGGTTAAAGTTATTTTGTAAAGATTGTCACAAAGTTTCTAAAAGAAAAAAAAGACAAAAGAATAGGGTAATAAACAAAGATGCCTAGATATGACTACAAGTGTTTGTCTTGTGATACAAGTTACGAGATAACACATAAAATAACTGAGGAACCAGAAATTATGTGTCCTAAAGATAATGTAATTTGTAAAAGACAAATTGCAAAAAATATCATGTTTGAAACACCTGTTGATGTTGAATGGGAAAAAAACCCAAGTGACCTAACAGAAAAATCTTTTAAACAATTTGAAAAAGCAAAAAAGACAAAATACAGATGGTAAAAGACGAAGGTACTGACGGAATAATAAGTGGTAATAATAAGTATTTCTTTCATTATGAAAGTTATAGCATTATGCCAGACCCAGTCCAACCAAAAAACTTTTTGCTTGCAATGTATATACCTATCAGAGATTTGACCTTCGATAGACCAGCACAGAAACAATTACTACCTATACATCCTAACTGCAATATATTAGATTATGATAACAAGGTTGCAAATAATATAATAAAATCTGTTAAACAAGAATACGGGGAAAAAGGAACATTCCATATAAAATCACAAGGAATAAAAATATATTGTAAAGAAGCTGAAATATCAGAATCTCAAAAAAGAGTATCTATAACGATAAACGATAAAGATGTAGAAGGAATTATTGATGGTGCTAATTTATATAATTTACTTAAAGATTTAAGAATAGAAGATATCGCAAAAAACTCTTATATAAAAGTAGAGTGCATTATAGGTCACGATTTATCATTGTCTGATGAATTGGCTAAGACTTTAGATAAAAGACTGTCTATTGATAAAACTTTAGATATTAACAACAAAGAATTAGATTGGTTAACAGAAATAATTGACGATACAGATTATAAAGATGTATTAGATACAGTTGATGTATTAGCAATGATAGACTTGCTAAGAAATAATTATTATGATTCTGAAGTAGATAATCAACCTATATATTCTTACTGGGACAAACAAAAAGTTTTAGAATTGTATAAAGCAAACCCTAAGTCTTTTAAACAATACAGAACAATTGTAAAAGACATACTATATCTATATGACTATATAAATTACAAAACACAAGAAATATGGCCTATTAAAAAAGGTAGCATAGGTAGCTTAGGGATTTCTACTGGTTACAAACAGAAAGGTTACAACTTTCCTATATTAGGAAAAAAAATGGACTATAAACTTCATGATGCAGTTGCTTATATAATCCTTAATGGCTTTCGTTCGTTTGTTATTTTCAACCCAGACGGAACTGCTAGATGGTCTAAAGACTTTTCCAAACTACTATCCTTATATGAAGTAATAGGAATAGAGATAATAAACATTATAAGAGATTACAATTCTCAAATGGGACACAACCCACACTTGCTAGGAAAAAATAAAATGCTTTACAGCATGGTTTATAAAGAATTTATGATGGGAGACATGCTAAACCAATTTTTATAACATTTTGTTCTAAAATACAAGTATGCCTTTGCGACACAGATTTTTACCAGAAACATGCACTATTCAAAGTGTAAGTGAAACAAACCTTGATGAAAGAGGTTTGCCTTCAGACGATTGGTCGGATGCTACAATAAATGTCAAATCTAAATTTGAATCGAGAGGTTCTCAAGAAGACAGAGATGGTAGAAATACAACTATAGAAAGTTTTAATGTATATGTAGAAAAAGGCGTATCCGTTGTACCTGGAGATAGGTTAGTTAGAGGTAGCCAATATCATGAAATTCTTATTGTAACTCCTTACTTGGACAGATACGGAGTAGAGTGTTATAAACAACTTCAAACATTAGTTAGGACTTAGTAAATGCTAAGTCGTCTAGATGGTATAACTAGAAAAAACGAAGTTCAAACAGGTAATCGCGACCGTTCTGGTGTATTTCGAGACGCTTTATATTCTTATGGTAAAAGAGCAGGTACTGTTAAAGTTTTACCAGGAGTTAAAAATACAGGCGTTGGAAATTTTTTACAAAATAGTCGAAAAAAAGTTTACCCTGTAGCTAGAAGCTTAGGTAACTTTCAAGCAATTAAAGCAGGAAATTTTCTTGCTGGTTCTATAGCTCGTTTAGGTAGAATTGGTACAGGTGCTATATCTGGTCGTTTAATTGACCGTGCAGTTAGACCAATGAATCTATCACCTTTTTTTGCAAGACAAGCTCGTGTTGCTTTAGGTAAACAGTTATCAAGAGATACAAAACTAGATAGAGCTTTTAAAGATATTGTAGATTTAACAATAACAGGAAAAGTTAGAATTAATCAAAAAGCTGCTAACGATGCAGTAAAAAGAAACACTGAAATACACAAAGAAGCACAATTACTTTTAAATATGATTGATGTAAAACTTCGTGCATATGCTCCAGATGTATCTTCTGGTCAATATATGCTTGGAACAGAAGACAACAGATTTAGTGAAGGCAAAAAAATATTAAATGAATCTGCAATGATGAATGAACAAAAATTTGAAAGAATGGGAATAAAAAACTTCCAAGGGGGAAATCAATTTAAATTTAGAGATATTTTTGGTTTTGAAAGACCTGGAGAAGCTAGAGCTTTCCTTTTATCCTCTATAGATAAAGATAATGTATTTAGAAGTAAAAGAGGACAAAATGATTTTTTCTATGGAGAAATAAATGTAGGAGGTTCACCATTGTTTCCATGGATACATGCAGTAGAGTATGGTGGAAAACTACCTTATTACAAAAGAGGTGGGTATAAAAAGCAAGGATATGAAGACCATTTTATGGATGCGAATTTAAGAGCAAATAATTTGGGAGAAGATATAGTTAATCTTAATAAAGGTGAACCAGCGAATAAATATGTTCCGGATTATAAATATGTACCTCCAACAATGTTTATCTATAGGTCAGCAGCAGATGCCCTTGCTGGATTTAAGAAAACAGCAAATTTAAATTATTTAGGAGATATAGATGATGGTTCAACAAGATATTACAAAAAATGGGAAGAAATAGCCAAAGGTAAAATTGGTACAAATGCATTCTTTAAAGACGAAACTTCATTTACAAGACCAACTAATACAAAAGATTTAATTGATACTCAATATAGAATGGACCAAGAATCTTCAAGAAGAGCTAATTTCTGGTCAAGAATGGAAAATAAAATACCTGGACCTAGAGTAGAAATGGGTCATGGTAATTTTTACTCTCAAGAGCTAGCTGCTGCAATAGGACTACAGAGTGTTCCAGAAGAATTTAAATTTAGTTTTAATGTAATGGACATAACAGCCGATGGTGGACAACCTCATAGTTATAAATTTTTATCAGAGTTAGCTAAAACCTATGTAGAAAGTGGTGGAAGTAAAGAAAATGTAATTAAAAAATTACAACAAAGATTAGAATATGACACTCATCAAGGTAACTATTTCAAAAAATCTAGACCCAAGGCAATGAGAACAGTTGGGCCAACAGGTTTAGCTAGATTCAAAAAAATAACTGGAAAAAGAAACCTTAAAGTTGGAGATACAGTTTTTGCTAATACAGGTCAGAGTAGAAGAGAAGCGGAGCGATTGTACAAATATTTTGCTGCCACCGGTAGTAAAAAAGGTAGTGTTTCAAGAGGTGAACGAGGTGCAAAGTATATTAGAAACATGTACGAATTTGATGTTAGAAGAGAAGGTAAGAAACGAGTAGTTTATAGCCGCCTTAAAAAAGACAAAGGTTCACCTAGAAGAGGTGAAGTAGATAGGTCTGCCTTAAACAATCTTTCTAAAACTTTTTTAAGTGATTTAGAAGTAGATGAGATATACAAGAGAGCAAGTGATTTAGACTTTTAATGATATAATTCAAAACAATGGCTATTAAAAAAGTAGGTGTGCAACCACACCAAAGTATGAACTTTCCACCAGATGCGGAGATTATATTCAGAGAATGGGCTGTAAACTCTACACCCATAACAAGTGTATGCTCAACTAGAGTTGCAACAAGATTACCTCGTAATGCACAACTACCTTTCTTAACATTCTTTAATGCAGGTGGAACTATGCTTTCTCCGGGTGGAGATGCTTCGATAGCAAATACTGTTATTAACTTAAATGCTTTTGCAGGAAGATGGGGTGGAGGAAGTAGTTCTCAACCAGATTATGCAAACGCTTATGCTTTGGCAAATGCTGTCGCTGAAGCAGCTTTTAAAACAGGTAAAACTATAGTACATACCGCATCATCAGAAACAAAAGCTGTTATTTATGGTTTTGACATAGTTCAACTACCAGAGCGAGTAGAAGAGACTGACACAGGATTGGGACTTTATCGACTATCATTAAACATGTATTATAGAGGAATATGATATGAACAAAAAAATAGAAGTAAAAGTTAATCCTTTGTTGCTGGATAAAAGCAGTGTTAGAGATACAGTTTCTGGCATTCAATTTACACACAACAATTGGGTGGAAGTAGATATGGACATCTGGGAGCGCTTAAAAGATGCTAAATATAAACAGGGAAATTCAAGAGTTTCTGTTTTAATTTGCAACNNTGAAGAACCAGATAACTCTCCTATAGAGGACGACAAGGATTCTGTAGAAGAGGTAGTGGAAGACTTTTTCATAGCTGAAGAAGAGTAACGACAAAGCTGAAATCGACTTTTAATTAAGTCGGCTGAGCTCAGCTGATTAAGTATAAGATAAGATAATAGGAGACAATATGTCATACAGTACAACAGGTACGATTAGCGAAGTGTTAATCGGAACTGGCGTTCTCTATATCAAAGATGCATCTACTACTAGCTTAGCATTCCCGGGTGACGATTCTAATAGTTTCGATAACCCTACTGGAATGACTGTGGCTTGGGACCAAGTTGGGTATTCTGAAGATGGCTGGACATTAGAAGTTGATAAAACTTTTGAAGATGTCATGGTTGCAGAAGAATTAGACCCAATTAAAACCCTCAAGTCAGCTCAAGAAGTTAGATTAACAGGTGAATTAGCACAAGCTTCCCTTACCAACTTTCAAGTTGCTATGGGTGGAGGTTCAACTGCTGCCGATGAAATCGGAGCAGGTGCTAGTGGTGCAGCAGGTACCAGTGTAACTGGATATCACACATATAAACCACCTACATCAGATGGCTTTACCGAGTATTCATTAATTTTGCATGCTGACGGTCAAGCTGGTTCTGACAGGCAATTTTGGATGCCAAGAACAGTGAACACAGGTTCATTTTCAATGGCTCACCAAAAAGCTCCTAACAAAGTAACTTTGGCAACAGAGTTTAAATTGTTAGTACCAGAATCTACCGGATTAAATGTCGGTTCTGATTCAGCAGGTAATTATTACTTGTATGTTGTTGTAGAAAATAGAAACGACAGTGACGAATTAGATATTAACTAATTCAACTAATTTAGATAGGAGATATAGTGGAAAAGTTTAAAGACTTTGACGAGGCGATTGAAGCCGACAAAAAAGAAGATGTGCAGCTTAAAGTAGCTGGAAAAGTATATACCTTACCAGCTACTTTACCTGCCAGAACAGTGTTGACTCAAATGAGATACGCTTCAGAAGGCGACCAAATTCCAATGAACATAGTTCCGGAATGGATTGCATCATTAGTTGGTCAAGATAATTATGACCAAATGTTGAATGATGGAATGACTTGGGAGCAGATGAATAATGTACTCTCATACTTACTGGAAGTTTATGGTCTAACCGCCGCAAGCGATGAGACTGTAGGCGAAACAGTTGATACAGAAGAGGATTCTGAAAACCCAAAATAAATTGGACCCTCGATGACATTTTAGATTTGTGGGGTCCTATAGAATCAGATTTTCTTCATTTTTATAATATTGATTCACCATTAGATGTTCGGTGGCACAAATTCATTAGACTTATTGGTTACTTACCACCAGAAAGTTCAGTATTTTTGCGTATCCTTAGTGATAGACAAATAGAATACACTGAAAGCGGTGAAGCAGTAACAAAAGATAAAATTAATAGTAGACAAGCTCGTGAATTACTAAGAAAAGAGAATAAACGAGACAGGAGACCAAGACAGAAAATGTCATTAGAATCATTTTTACAAGATAATCCAAAACTAGGAGTAGTTAAATAATGGCTTCTAATCGTGCTGGTATAGCACCAATAACAATTGCTTTAAAAGTAGACATGGACAATGCTACTAAGCAAGCTGCTGCTGCCGCAAATGAAACTACTAACACAGTTATAAAAGCTTACAATAAAATAGGTGCTCTTCAAATGGGTGCAATCGGTGGAGTTGTTGGTGCAGTCAGCGGTATTGGTGCAGCATTATTATTCGGTGTAGGCGCAGCATCTAAATTTGAAGATTCATTCGCTGGAATAAGAAAAACAGTAGAAGCTTCAGAAAGTGAATTTAATACTTTAGCAATGTCCATTAGAGACATGGCTTTAGAGCTTCCTGTTGCTACTAGTGAATTAAATGCTATCGGCGAACTTGGTGGTCAGTTAGGTATAGAGTCAAGTGGTCTTCCAGTATTTATAGAAACAATAGCAAAACTTGGTGTAGCAACTCGACTTTCATCAGAAACAGCAGCCTTATCACTAGCAAGATTAAAAGAAATTTTCCAACTTCCAGAACAACAAATTGCTAATCTTGGTTCTGCATTAGTTGATTTGGGTAACAACTTCGCAGCACTTGAAGACGAAATACTTTCTACTGCATTAAGACTTGCAGCAGGTGCTAAAGTAGCTGGAGCAACAGCCGCGGATACTTTAGCAATTGCTACTGCGTTACAAGCAGTTGGTGTTCAATCACAAGCTGGTGGTACAGCTATGGCTCGTGTATTCCAAGCTATGACTACAGCTGTACAAACCGGAGGAACTGCATTAAGACAATTCGTTCGTGTTACTGGTTTAACAGAAGAAAGCTTTAAAACTTTAGCAACTCAAGACCCAGCTCAAGTACTTGCATTATTCTTAGATGGTATATCAAGAATAGCAAACGAAGGTGGAAACTATATACAGGTACTTGAAGACCTTAACTTAAAACAACAAAGAACAATTCGAGCAGTATTAGCTCTAGCAGAAGCAGATGGATTATTAGAAGATGCGCTTATTAGGTCAAATGTTGCTTATGATATCAACAATGCACTTACAGAAGAAGCAAATAAAAGATTCGATACTTTAAGGTCAAGAAACAAATTACTTAAAAACTCTTTCCAAGAATTAAGAATAGAAGTAGGAACAGCTTTCTTGCCAGCTATGAAAACTCTTTCCGATACCATGACTACTTTGTTGCAAGCTTTTAGAGATAACGAAGCTGAGATGGGTAAATTTGGAAATTTGGCAGGAGCAATTATAGGAACATTTACTATTCTTGGTGTAGGAATGGGTGCTATAGTTGGTCAATTCTTCTCAATTAGAGCACAAGCAGATTTTGCTGGTTTGTCTCTTAAACAGTTTAAATCTGAAGTTTTACAGATGAATGCTGCTATTAAAGCAGGAAATGCCAGTATGTTACAAAATAATGCAGTTGTTTCACAAACTACAGCAAAATATATTGGATTAGGAGCTGCCATTAAAGGTGCTATGGGAGTACTCATGCCAGTACTTACAGCCATTTCAATTGCTTTTATGGCTAATTCTGTTGCAAATGAAAGAGCTAGAAAAACTACAAATACATACTTGGATGCAGTATCTAGGACTATACCTCTACTTCAAAAAATAAGAGAAGAAGAAAAACTTTTAGATGATTTAAGAAATAAAGGAGCTACAAATAGAGCACTAGATTTTCAAAATAAAACTATAGCAGCTATGCAAGAAGAGTTAGCTACCTTACAAGCAGCTGAAGCTCAGTTATTTTTAAATATTCCTAAAATGATGGATAATCTTAGTCAAGAAGAAGTATCAACCGTGAATGATTTATTTAAAAACATTAATGCTGGTGTGGGTGAAATGACTAATGATATGAAGTTACTTGAAGAAGCATCTGGAGTAAATATATTTCAACCACTAGAAAAAGATACAGAAGCATTTCAAGAACTAGCAAAAACACTAAGCGTTTCAACCGAAGATTTAAGAGAAATAATGAGTGGAGATATTTCTAATCTATTTAGAGTTATTATGGGAGAAATAACTGCTGGAGCTAGTCCTCAAGAAATATCTCAAGCCCTAGATAATTTTTATCAGCAATTAGCAGGTGCTACAGAATTTAGTTTAATAGATTCAATATTTCCAGAAGGAGCAGCAAATGAAGATACACAAAAAGCAGCAAGAAGAATCCAAGAATATATTAGCGTAGTTGCTCCAATAATAACTAATAGATTATCTGGATTAGAAGGTGCAGAATTAGAAATAATTTCTGATGGTACTGTAGAACAATTAGCAAGATATAACGCTGTAGCTAGAGAAACAGCTGGAATTGAAGAAACAAGTCTCTACTCATTTCAAAACAGTGCAGAGATAAGAGCAAAAGTTTATCAAGTACTTCAAGGAGATATAGAAGGAGCGCAAGACCAACAAGTTGTATTTAATGAAAAAATAAACGACATGCTTACTTTATTGTCAGATGCTTTAGACAAATCTTTTACTCTAGAAAATGCTTTTAACAAAATAGGACAAATAGAATTTTTTGATACAAGTGAAATACAAGATAATATAAATAGAGGAAAAAACTTAAAAAACTTTTTAGATTTAGCTGTTTCTGATTTAATAGAACAAGGTTTTGGAGGAATAGCAATACAAGCTGCTGAAGCAGGATTAGAAATAGAAAACCTATCTCAATTGTTTGCTATTGTAACAGGACAAATAGGACAAGCTGACTTAGAAGCATTTAACGAAAGCATAATTGAAGGTAACGATAAATATTCTAGTTTTCAAGATATGACAGAAAAAGTCAAAAAAGATTTATTAGAAAGTTTAAATATAAATGTAGATATTTTGAGTGTAGAAGAAAGAAGAGCTGCTGTAGCAGAATTACGAAAAAATATAGAAGAAGATACAGCAGTTATTACTAAAGGTGTTTTAAGTGTAGTTAAAGAATTAATATCTATGAAAAGAGATGAAGTTGATGACGCAACAAAAATTGCTAGTCTTCAAAAAGAAATTTTAGATTATAACAAAGACTTGGTCTTCGACACAATGACTATAACTCAAGCTCAAAGAGACCAATTAGAAATTGCTAATGCAAAACGAGAAGTTGAACAAGCAATTTCAGATTTTGGAGCTGAAGGTGTTGTAACAGATAAAGAAGCATTACAGATTGCTCAAATGGCTTTAAACCTAGAACAAATGAGAGAAAAAATATCTGCTGTAAGAACGGCTCGTGAAAGAAAATCAATTAGAGATAAACAAAAAGAAGTTAAATTTCTAGAACTAGCAGTAGAGCAAGGAGTTGCTGAAAACTTAGACTTAGACGCAGCAAGAGAAGAACTTGAAGAAATGCAAAATCCTCTTTCTCAAGCTGAAAAAGATATATTAGATTTACAAATTAAACTAGCAGAAGCAGAAGAGAAAACTCTTAAAGAAAGAAGTAAGACTGTTTCTCCAGAGATAATTTCCGCTATAGAAAGATATAACACTGCTAGTAATATTTCAAAAGAAAGAGCAGACGAGCTTGCTGGCAAAATGAGAGAGTTAGCAAGAGCGCAAGAAGATTCAAATATTCAAATGTTAGAAAATGAAGAAAGACTTAGAGAAATTAAACTAGAATATCCGGAACTTATTGATATGGCTTCAGAAATAGCAGGATTAATTGGTGTACCAGCTTCATTTTTACAGGAAGCTCTTCAAAGCTATAGTGATTCATATGATGGATTTGTTGAGATTTCGCAAAAAATAGCAAATATAACAGGTAATGGTACATGGGATGGTGGTGAAGAAGATGATGCACAAAACCCAGAATTACTGACGACTACTAAAGGTGCTGGTATTTGGAACCCAGGAGACCCTATAAATATTCCTGGAATGATATTAGGACCAAATGGTAGAAGCTCAATTACAAACAGTTTTGGTATACCTCCACAAGATTCATTATCGAGTAGTTCTACCTATAAAGATTTGATGAAAAGAGCTAAATCTATGCTTTTCTTAGACCATTTAAACATGAGTGCTTTTATGAGTAATGCTTATGGGGGTAGTGTTCCTATAGGTAGAGCTTCTATTGTAGGAGAAATGGGACCAGAAGTTATTATGTCAACACCAAGTGGAACATCAGTCTTTGCAAATAAAACAGGAGGTGGCTATGGAGGTGTTACAGTAGAGAATATGAATGTAAATATTACAGGACTTCCAGCAGACCCAATAAGCGCAAGAAAAGCTGCTATCAATATTAGAAAAGAACTTACTAAGTTAGAAAACGAAGGTAGTGCAGGAACAGGATTGAGAAACAGATAATGTTTGCAAAAATAAAAGATAATCTAGGTTTGATAGCAACTGCTATTGCTCTTATGGGAACAATAGGAACAGGTTTATCAACTGCTGGCGAAATAGTAAACACTCTTCAAGGCATAGATGACAGAATGAACAATATAGAGTATGAATTTACTGCTCTCAAAGAAAGCACTTATGTTCAAGGAGATATTGCTGTTCTGTTTGAAAAAGTGCAGAAATTAGAAATAATTAATGACACTAATCAATATGTTCAAATCGAAAAATGGGAATGGGACGACATCAAAACACAAATTACTCGTCTTGAAACACAACTTATAGACCAAAACCAAGACTTAAATGTAGTTAGAGAAATACAAACTAGACTTGCGTGGATAGAAGCGAACTGTTGTAG